GTATAACACTCATTCTTTATTCCTTAGTCATTCAATAAAAGAGGGGGAGGTTAATCCCCCTCTAGGTTATTGATTACAGATTACAGATTCAGCCTAGCTGAAACATATTGTATTACTCCGTAGTCTTTATTGTTGTAAGACGAGATGTCTGCACCATAGATCTTTTGAGCTGAAATACCAAGTTGGTTTCCATAGTCAAAGGTCTTTTCTACCCACATCATATCAGAGCTTTCTGCAAAACAAGCTGCCTGCGCACCCATGAATAGGTTTCTAGCAAATGGAATAGCTCCTGAGCCACCATTTGTACCATTAACCACGCCTTCATGTGCATGAATAACTACACCATCCCAGACCCCTAAAGAACCTGTAAATAGTGGATTGCTATCACCACGATTTTGTGCTTCACGCTGCGCTGTTTGCCAACCTGCTAATGTAAACAGACTGTAAGCCACTTCTGGATGTACAACCAAGACATAGTAGTCGTTACCGTCTACACGAATTGGTCTCATTCTGTAGTTAGCTGCACCACCTATTTGAGCAATGGTTTTCATTGCACTAATATCATTTAAGGTGATTAAATCAGTTGCTACTAGAGTAGCTACTGGATCAGAAGATGCATACACTGAAGTAGTGTCATCTGCTTGCCAGTAAGCGTGAGTACCAGACGTTGGCGATAAAGCAGAAAAAATATCTGCATCTATCAACTCTGCATACTGCGTTTTAAGAAGATCTAGGGCAGTGCTTCTAAAATTATAAAGCACTTTTGAGTTTGCGAATTTACCTGTGTCTCTCACAGCCAACCTTTTTTGATTGGTTGTTACTGTGTTAGAGTAGGTAGATAGCGATTGCTCGTTACCCTCTAATGATGAATCACCAGTAATTGCACTTCCTGAAAGCTGAGAAACAAGACCAAAAGTAACATCTTTACCTTTGCCATCTTCCATTTGCTTTACATGAATTGCATTTCCTGGACCTTCACCCATGAATTTACTAAAGTAAACTCCTTTGCTAACTTCACTCTGGAGTTCTTTCGCCCATCGTGAAACTTGTAGGCCTGATGCCCAATTTGCTGCCATTATTGACTCCTATTAGTTAAGATTAGTTTTAAAGAATTTACACCAGACAACATACTTACCTGCATCCATAGCATTGACGAATTTTACATCAATGGTATCTTCAGCGGCTTGGTATCTTCCACCTGAATAGGTGTCAGCACCAGTTGCTGCGTTTAAGCTATTATATGTAATACCAACTGCGGCATTAAGATCGACTCCATCAAGGAATCCATCTGGGCCATCGCCAGTAAAACCAACATCAGCGGTTGCTGTACCACCTTCTGCAACGAGTATAGATATACCAACTTCAACAATAATTGAATCTGCAGGTATTGTTATCGCTTCTAAAATATCACCTGCACCCATATTTTGTACAGAGCAATCAATCATAGCAGCTTTAACACCTGGTGGCATAGAACTGCTACCAGGGGATGTGTTCCCGAAACCAGAAGATGCGTCAAAAGGGCCTTCTTTATATGAAACTGTAGCCATTTTTTTCTCCTAATTAAAATCCAGAAGTAACCTCCATTAAGGCTTTCTTACGAACTTCAGGCGATAAATTGCTCCACTGCTCAGGACTTAGATTATCATAATCTGTGTCCGACTCGTTTCCTGTACTAACATTAGACAGTGTGGTCGGTATCTTGGTTGCTTCCGTTGCTTTTTTCGCTTTATCTATCTCTGGGTTCGTAACATCCTTAACGGGTTTACTTTGGATGTTGTAAACATTATAGGCATCCTCTATAAAGGTGATGCCCCTTTCATCGCCAAAAGCAGCAATCTTGGCTAACTCTTCTTGACCTAACTCAGGATGTTTCTCAATGAAATCATTCATCATTGCATCCATAGCACTATTATACTCTGTCTCAGCTTTCTTCGCTTCTTCAGCTTGGAACCTCTGGTCTATCATATCTTGTGCTTTTTTAGCAGCCATAAACTCAATGTACTCTTTCTGCTTTGCAGGATCGTATTCGTCAAACTCAGGGACTGCTTCTGGTTCCTCTTGAGGTTCCATAGAATCCTTTAGTTCTTCGACCATCTTGCGAAGATCTCCAAGTTCATTGGTTTGTCTGCCATTTAGGCTTTGTAGGTTAGAATAAGACTTGTCCCTTTCTTCAGCAAACTTCAAAAGGTCATCAACGGAATCAAATTGATTCTCGCCTACTTGTAACTTTTGTTCTTCTGTTTCTGGGGTCTCGGTTGATTCTGCTTCAACCTCTGTCTCGTCATTGGTCGGGGATTCTTCTACTTCAGAGTCGCTATACTCTTCACCAGACATTTCCTTTTCCTCATCAATATATTGAAACTTCGATTCACTCATTATTGCATTACTCCTTCTCCACCTTGTGGTGGGGGTTTTTGTTGTTGTTGTTGTGACTGGACTTGAGCTTGGCGCTCTTGCTCAAATTTCTCCAGTATCTCATCGGATGCTTCCATGTCGGATAGTTCAACGAAAAGTGGGAATAAACTAGCGTACCCATTTCGTACTAATTCGCCAACTTGGTTAGCCATTAACGCTCTCATCGTTGGAGTATTTTGACCCTGGTCTAAGACCACATCAAACTCCATTGTTGAGAAGTTGTCCAAAAATTTGCTGATGATCTGATTGACTTCTGCCTGTTCTTCAGGTTCCACCTTATCAAATTCAGCTCCAATAATTCTTTGTATCTTATCAACAGAATAATACTGCTGCATATTAGACACTGCCATTTCTAGTGTATTCTTCTTACAAGTGTCTAAGTTCTCCATCTGCTCCATTAAGGTATTCATACCTTGACGAATCCTAGTCTGTACAGCAAGTCCTGACTCTGTAGAAGAGGTGGCCCTACCCATCATTGGGTCTGTAGCACCACTGATCTCTTTTGCATCAAAGTCGCTTCTCTGTTCAAACGAAGCAATCGTTGGTACAAGTGCTGTATGCTGATTAGACCATTGACTCATAAAATCAGATATTCTGCCCTTAAATCCAGGTATTCCTATCCATTCTCCATTCGCTGAAGCTCTATTCATCTGGTCTGCAGTAACCTTGTTTCCTGTAAAGATACCACCACCCTTTGGAGAGCGATTAATAATATCTAAGGCTTGTGACCTACGCTTATTCTTCTCTCTTTGAGGGTCTTTTAAATTCTCTACCAATCCAAATGTTTCTACATTGTCACCATAATCTTCAAAGGTATAGAAGAATGGTATCAATGGAAACTGATTATGTCTATATGGATTTGCTGTTTTTTCCTGTAAGACCCTTGCACCTGCAAATACAGTTACATAGGTCTTAGGAACGCTTTTAGAAACCACATTTAACTCTACAGGAGCAACTTCCATCTCAGGTCTTTCCATAATACTTCTAATAGCTTCATTGGCTTTACGCTTGGTCTTGAAACCTTCCTGAGAAAATCGTCCTGTTTGTGGATTAACTAAATAAAATTCTTTTTCGTACTCTCTTTCCCATAACTCAATAATTCTTATCTTCTTACGATGTGAATCCATGTTATAGGCTTCCATGCTTTTAAAACCGTAGTTAGGGTCTACATTCTTATATTTGTCGCCTAACTGTATGCCCGTTAAAGATTCTTCACCAATTAAAGACTCTTGTATATCTTCAGCGTTTTTAACATCCCTCAGTGCATCTGGAAACATATCCTTTGCTTTAGAGATAGATAATAGTTTAGTACGAGCTAATCTACCCCACTGTGAACAATCAGGAGTAGTAGCCTCTGGATCCATTAATACATTGGCCCACGACTCTCTTCTGATATTTATCTTACTATCAAAGTATTCGCCTGCTTCTACTGATAGGTCTACCCATCCTCTACCTGTAATTACACCGTCCTTAAAGACACGACTAAATACATTATGTAAAGACTGGCTTTTATCTAAATGATATAAAAGCGAAGTAATTAACTTAGCTTCATTATCATCGTTCATTTCCACGGGTCTGGCACGGTATGATGTTCTGCCTTGCCTTTCAATACCAGTCACTAGGTTCACTTTTGGAAGGATGATGTTGAGCTGAAGGGGAGGACGTCCCTCTGCTCTTAGCTTTGATATATCAGCATTATCCCATTGTCCAGTTCCGTACCCACCCGTATAAAAATACATAGATTCTCTTGCAGATTGCATAAATGTCCTATTGCTGCTCTGCATTGCTTGAAATACTTCGTGTAAATATGATAAATCGCTCATGTACCCATCCAACTTGTTGTGCGTTTAAAGAAACTCGGTGTTTTGTACGAGCTTCTGCGTTTCGGTTTATTTGAACCTTCTACCGCATGAACTAAATATCTAACGCAGTCCATAGCGTGGTCATTCTTTTTCACAGGCTCTTCTGGTGCGCTTTTCTCGCTATGCCCATGTTTTAATTCTTTCCATTTGTAATCCATGATCTCGTCTAAGAGAAATCCCATATTCCTAACATCAAAGAACTTTAACTGACAGTGACCGTTCTTATCGGTTGATAAATAGCGTGCTACCCTGTCAAATCCTGCTCTTTTATCGTTATTGGCTCTCTCCCACTCAATACCATACTCTTCCCACTCATCGGCAATAGAGTAACCGTCCCTCTCTGTTCTATTGATGGACGGATCGGCAATAAACTCATAGTCCATACCAGTCTCTAACCTATCTTCTACCATCGGTACTATCTCATCTATCCTCATCTCATCACCATAAACAATGTCATAAACAAAGATATTCTTCTCGTCATCTACCGCTGCAAATAAAATGCAGGTCGGATTTTTATAACCATAGTCGTAAACCACATATCTATTCCACCACTTGGGCATTTCAAAGGGTTTTATCACATGAACCTTTTCGTCAAACATCGGATAAACCAAACCTGCAAAATCGTCCCAACTGCAATATACATAGCGATTAACCCACATTTGAGGCATGGAGAGTAAATGTTTGATGTAGTCTGCAGGGAGGTGTGGGTTATCGCTATAAACTCGTACTTCTTCATCTGTCTCAGGAGCAGGGGCATCGGGTGTCCAAGTCCTGGTCTCAATTAATCTATAGTCCCCTTTTGTATTATTTTGCTTTTCTTTATATTGTTTAAACTTTTTCCATACCCAATCATGTCCTGCAGGGTTACACG